CCTTACGGGGCTCTTTCGGGGGTGATCCCCTCGCTCTCTCGAGCTAGTCGCCTAATCAGCGACTTAGTTGACAGTGATGTCACGGTAGTGTCTCCAGTAGATCGGAGCAAGTCCCGTCGAACTGTGTATCAGCCCGGTGTTGCTGGGCGTTATTGCAGTATAGCCTCTTTAGTCCACACGTCTCAGAAACGAGCAATGTGGTTGAGGGTGAGTCCAGTCGCCCGGGGAGATTAAGCTTCCTCCTCGGGCTACTTTCGCTTTTTCTTTCGCGAAAGGCTTTTTATGACGGCAGGCACACAGTCTTATGATGGTTTTTACTGGATTAATAGCGGGGCCGATCACGTCGGTCTAGGTTTTACAAAGACCTGGACCGGTGCTGATTACCCTGCTACTAAAGTTAAGTATACCATCGTCGATAGGCGCGGCAAAATCTGGCGCCGTACCTATTGGGCCCGTGATGTAAAACGGGCGAGACGTGAGGAGCATGCCTATAATGTTTCAGGTTGGTCGAAGCGTGTAACCATACCGCTTCAATGTAAATCCGACCCGCACTTTATAGGCTGGCAGCATTACAACACTCATGCGTACTATAACTCTGTCGGTATGAAGCCATCCAGTAATGGGTGGACGGCAGCCGATGATCTTGCACTTCTCGGAAAATTGAGAACGAAGGTCGCAGGTTCCGATTTTAATCTCGGGATCTTTTTGGGTGAAGGGCATCAAGCTCTTCGCATGATTGGTGATAATGCAGTAGCGATTGCGAAAGCGTTGCTACTTGCTAAGCATGGTAAATTCTCCGCTGCAATTAAATCCCTAAACACTTACAAGCGAAACTCCTTTTCGAAATATAGCTATCGAGGTGATAGCTACGTCGGAGACGGATTCGCGCGAAGTAGGCGTCAAGGTGCGTTTAATGCAAAGGCCACGGCTTCTCAGTCGTGGCTTGAGCTGCAATACGGATGGTTACCTCTCCTACAGGACATGAAGACGGGTGCTGAATTCTTAGCACACGCTCTCGGTCCGGCTGTCTTCCGAGTCTCTGCCCGACGTAGTGTCGGGGGGACCACGGATTGGATTCCATATACATGGAGTGCAAGCGGGATATACGGTTTTAACGGTAAAAGGAAGTTCCATCGCCAAATAGTAGCTTACTTGAAGGAAGATCCTTCTCGTGTAGCCAAATTATCTGGGATAATGGACCCCTTAGCCGTCGCATGGGAATTAGTTCCATGGTCCTTTGTCATAGACTGGGCCATCCCGATCAGCAATTATCTCGCTGCTCGAGGATTGGCTTCCGCACTAGGCTCAGGCACGTATATACAAACGTCATACGAACAGTGGCAAGCCGACGGGCCAGCATTTGCGGGGCCGGATTGGCAGATTCACAGTGTATATAACGCAAAAGACTTCCACCTGCAAGGGTGGTATGTTAATCGCGTTATACTGTCGAGTCTGTCCGTTCCGCTACCGGAATGCAAGCCGTTAAATCGTATTGCCTCATGGAAACATGCTGCCAATGGTTTGGCACTGTTATCCGGCCTTAAAGAAAGAAAGATGTAAGTTTCTGGGAAACCTCCTAGAGATAACTTTGAAAGGTACTAAATGTCGAACATTGCCGACTTAGCCGTCTATGACGGCGCTGCTACTCCTGTCTTGCACACCCTGAATCCTATCTCTGTTACCCGTGAGGGCAACAAGGTATCGGCTCTGTGGCGTGAGGCCTTGACGACTGTTCCCGTCGAGGCCCAAGTTTATGTTACGGCGACAGTTGAAAAACTGAAGTCGGGCATTTACAAGACGGAGATGCGAACAGTGGTTCCAGTAATGGAATCCGTGTCCGGTCAGAACTCGGCCGGTTATACAGCCGCTCCGAAGGTCGCGTATGAGAACACCATTGTAACTACTGGTTTCTTCTCGCCACGATCCGACCAAGCGGGACGCCGTTCCGTTCGTCAACTTGCAAGTAACATCGTCCGTAGTATTGGGACTTCTGTTGCTGCTGTTACGACCGGTCCGGCTCCTGAACTCTTCGATTCTCTGATTTCGCCTACCTAGGCGATTCTCTCCTCGGAGAGCCATAATGGTCAGAAAATTGTTAAAGTTCCTCCCCATTTTATCCTCATTAAAGGAGCTATTATGCATTTTGCAAGCTGGGGTGATGTCTGTACGACCGAAGAGACGAACGAGTTCGCCCTCACGGTTGCCAACAGGTTCACAGAGCAAATCGAAAACGAAGAGCTCAGGCAGTGCATTTCTAGGTTTCTTACTAGTCGTGCTTATACTGCTATTTGTGACTATAGTGTTGATTATGAACGGACCAGCTGTCTCGATTCCAGTATCGTAAGACAGGTTTGTGCGCTGTTTTCCAAGCGCGTCGACCTCGATATTGGAGTTGATAAAAGACAGGCTGCCCTGACAACGTTCAACGCTGCCGAATCTCTGTGCAGCGAGACGAATAACATTCTCAAACTTTGGTCTCGCGGTCGATTTTTATTCGAACGCGACGTTGAGGCGGTATTGTTCCGTGCTCAGCGTAAAATCGCCAATGTTCTTGGGGATGTTCCTAATCTCGATGATTTAAGATTCAGATTCGGGCCTGGTGCTACCACGCAAATAACACGTGGAAAGGCGAACGCAAAGCGTAAGCTAAGCGAGCCTTTTTGTTGTAGTGAAGACTTGGCACCATACGTCTCAGACGTGTTGGACCAGGTACCGGCTTGGGTTTTCCCGGAAGGGAGCCCTGAAACCGTGCGAAGTGACGTCGTAATTCACGACGGCAAAATCGCCTTCGTCCCGAAGAATGCAAAGACGTTTCGCTCTGTTGCCGTAGAACCTATGTTGAACACTTTTTGTCAACTAGGAATCGGTGACTACATGGCTAAGCGTTTATTGCAGGTGGGGATAGATATTTCTGATCAAACTAGGAATCAAGACCTAGCGCGAGAAGGGAGTCTTACAGGCGCTTTAGCAACGCTTGACCTCAGTAGTGCTTCTGATACGATAGCATTTGAGCTCGTTGCCCATTTGCTACCGATCGACTGGTTCCTTTTCCTTTCGAAGTACCGAACAGGTACTGTGAAGGTAGAGGGGTTGCCAGTGAAGCTCCAGAAGTTCTCGTCGATGGGAAACGGTTTTACATTTCCCCTTGAAACCCTTATTTTTTGGGCTTTGACGAGCGCTTGCGCGAACAAAGACGAACAAGAGTCAGTTTCGGTATATGGAGATGATATAATAGTCCCCACACACCATTACGCTTTGCTCGTTCGCGTGCTCAACGCATGCGGCTTTGTAGTAAATACAAAGAAGTCATTCGCAGCTGGGCCTTTCCGTGAGTCTTGCGGGAAGGATTACTATTCGGGAGTTTTGATTCGTCCTTTCTATTTAAAAGATAGATTGTGCGGTGAATCTGCCTTTACGATGCATAATTTCTTCGTAAGGAAGGGAGACACCGAGACCGCTGCTCTAATTCCCCCGCTGTTTAGTCCTGAAGTAATCTTATATGGACCTGACAAATACGGGGATGGCCATTTAATTGGCCACTGGCATGCTTGCCCTCATCGTAGGGCGCTCTCGCCTAACTTGAAAATATCAAGTGGGTGGGGCGGTTATACTTTTGAGACTTATACCTGGTCTTCCAAGAAGGATTTAAAACCTTCAAAGGGTGATTGGGTATTTCCATTCTATTCGTGCTATGTGCTAGAAGAGAAGAAAACTCTTCGAGACGCTTCGTGCTTGGCAGACTTCCTTAACTTGGAAGATCGGCCGACACAAATAGCTCGGAATGGTACTCCGGTGTTAACTTATCCGGGTAAGCAAAAGTATCGACGTATCAAGATATACACTTTCGACGCAGAAGGGGCTGTAACGGATAGTTAGGCTCCGACTGTTTGTCGCCTCATCTTTTTGAGTTGAGGTTTGCCGAAAGGCTGGAGGCTCGCGAGAGCTTAAATAAAG